GATTAGCTGTTCCACTCCAGGAACGTAAATAGCCCACCCTGGAACGACGGTCCTTTGAATGAGCTTTAAGTTCGAACCATTTGGAGTTGGTGTTATAGACCATTTGCCTCGTAAATCCACCATGCTATCCGCGGTTTTGAAATAAATGTCTACGTGGTCGGCGTTTCTTGATATTTTTTTCACGAAATTCATATCAAATTTCTTGAATGCAAACTTTTGTTGAAACGTGCACTGTATCCGGTCACCGTCCGCTTGAAATTTTGTGTAATCAATCCCCAACATCTGACCATAATTTCTCTTGGTATGGCATTTTACAATAGTTTCTACTGGGGTTTTAATAAAGTCATTCGCCTTTGTTATCAAAATATTTCCACGCCATTCGTTGTTGATGATCACCATTATGATTACGATAACTTTTAAAATTTTGAATATTAACTAACTTTTACTCCCGAACATACACAGTATATGCGACGCGCTCTAACTTCGTTGCATCCGAATACCGTAGAATCTTTTCGAGATTTTCATCATCGGACCAGTCTATTTCCATATTTTGCTTTTTGTTCGAATCGTACAAGAATTTTTTATTGCCGCATACATAAGCAAGTGCAGCGTGCAACATCCCTCCCGATCTGCGGCTCATTACGTACACCATGTGAGATAATTTGTATGAGATTTTACCACCACGCGATTTAATGAACGTAGGGTGCGAGTCAGAATCCAAAGTTTTAGTGTCAATATACTCATAATTCGCAGGACCATACCGAAGTATGATTTTTTTATGATCACCTCTAGGACAAGAATTACTCCAGTTTCCTTGAAGATGAACTATACTTCCGCCGTCGAATAAATTTCCGAACAATATCTTAAGAATTTGCTGCGCTGCGGTGAGTGGACTCCCTCCGCGTCTCCCATCGGCAATCGGAGACGATAACCTCTCGGGAGTGAATAGTTTGCCGATCAAATTCACGGAAACATTTCGTTGCGATCCGCGGAGTTCGTCATCATGTATTTTCATAAAATAGTGATATATGTATTTCTTGGATAACGCCGTCGGGCACGAATCTTCTGGAAAACTCTTGGCCAACGAGGCTATCTCTGTCGAGCTCAACTTTTTGATTTGCTCCGATATCATCTTAGAAGTCCCGCTGGCGAGGATGAACCCGTTTAAAGAAGCGTTAAACCAGCAGGTGTTGGTTACTTGCCCGAGGCCACGGGGGGTAGAGCAATCTTTCGTCGTCGAAGTCCCCTGGTTTCTCGCGGGTGTTAAATCTCTACCCGGGTTTCTCGCGGATATTGAATTTCTTTCCGGTGTGAATAGCTTCTTCACGAATACTTTCTTGTCGCCTTGTTTGACATAGGTGCGTCCCTTAGAATCGCGAAATACTTTGCGTTTCTTGGCATTCACTTTCTCGGTGTTTATCATCGGGCTTTTCGCAGGGCTTTTCGCAGGGCTTTTCGCAGGGCTTCTCGCAGGGCTTCTCGCAGGGGGTGCATTCGCCACGGGAGACCCCGAGCGAGGGGGGGTGAATAGCTTCTTCACATACACCTTCTTGTCGCCCTGCTTCACATGGGTGCGTCCTTTTGAGTCTCTGAACACCTTGCGTTTCTTGGCATCTAATTTCCCTGTGTCTATCACGGGCGATGACATTCTTAATACACCACTATGTTTTTTTAAAAGACATAGACATGGAAGAAAATCGTCTGTGTATGAAATCACATTTTGTTGATACGAAATGTCATTTGACCCGGGATCATATTGACACAAGAGCTCATAAATACTTGTGAAGAGTTTATTGTAATAAAATTAAACCAATTACAGAATGGCAGATCGCTACCAAAAGCTGTCGCAGCGTGAGCACATCATCCTCAGACCAGATACGTATATTGGGTCTACAGAACTCCAAACAAAGAACGAGTGGGTGTATGAAAACGGCAAAATCGTAAAAAGGGATGTGTCATACTCACCAGGTCTACTCAAGATCTTCGATGAGATTGTCACAAACTCTGCGGATTGTTTCAATCGCGGTGGTGCAATGGACACCCTCAAGATCACAATCGAATCTGACTCAGTGACCGTATATAACAACGGGTGCACCATCCCGATCGAAAAGCACGACGCGGAGAAGTGTTATGTGCCAGAGCTTATCTTCGGTCACCTGCTGTCCGGGGAGAACTTCAATGATGCTGAGGAGCGTACTGGCGCGGGGCGTAATGGCTATGGCAGTAAGCTCACAAATGTGTTTTCGAAGCATTTTGCGATCGAGGTCACCGATGGTTCTAAGAAATATGCGCAGATTTGGTCTGAAAACATGTCCGTAGTGGGGAAGCCAAAGATCACAAAGTCTACCAAGGAGGCGTTCATTTCTACCGTCTTTTTCCCCGACTTTCCCCGCGTCGGCATGCAGCAATTTGATAGCGACATCATTTCTCTAATGACACGCCGTGTGTATGACATATCGGCGTCTCTTGGCAAGGCCGTCAAAGTATTCCTCAACGGTAAGCGTCTTGAAGTGAAGTCCGCAGAGGATTACTTCTCGCTGTACATTGGCAACAAGGGCGACGCCAAGCGTGCTTTCGAAAGCGTCGGTGGTTGGGACGTCGGCGTTGCATACTCCGATGATTTCACGGCAGTGTCGTTCGTGAACTCGAGTGTCACCGTGGGTGGGACTCATGTGAACCTTGTCGTGGATGCGATTGCCAAGGGGGTTGTAGAAGCCGCTGCGAAGAAGAAGACGGTTGTCAAGCCGGCTCTTGTCAAGAACAAGATGTTTGTTTTCGTGAACGCGAAGGTCGTGAACCCAGTGTTCTCATCTCAGACCAAGGAGATCCTGACTTCTCGCAACGCTAAGGTGAGTCTGAGCGATGCGTTTATCAAGAAGGCTGTCGCGATCTTGCTCGATGCTGTGATTGCCGAGACAAATGTGAGGTCTTCTCTGATGGAGGACAAGCTGCTCAAGAAGACCGATGGTGCCAAGAAGAACCGCATCACCGGCATCAAGAAGCTCACCGATGCTGCATGGGCAGGCACGAAGCACTCTGGCATGTGCACTCTCATTTTGACCGAGGGAGACTCCGCTGCCACGCTGGCAATTGCTGGTCTCAGTGTGGTTGGGCGCGAGCGGTACGGTGTGTTTCCTCTTCGCGGTAAGCTGCTGAACGTGCGCGATGCGTCTGTGACTAGCATCTCCAACAACGCCGAGCTCGTGGCACTCAAGCAAATCCTCGGTCTGCAAGCCGGGAAGACTTACAAGGACGCATCAAGCCTGCGGTACGGAAAGGTTATGATCATGACGGATGCCGATGTGGACGGTGCTGGTCATATAACAGGGTTGATCATGAACTTTTTCCACGCGAGTTTCCCAAGTCTTATGTTGATCCCAGGGTTTCTCAAGAAGTTCATCACTCCTATTGTTGTCGCAAAACATGGAAAACGAAATGAGGAGTTTTACAATCTCCCCGATTATGAGGACTGGAAGAAGACAACCCCAACTTATAATAAGTGGGAGATTAAGTATTATAAGGGGTTGGGTACATCGACTGCTGAGAATGCGAGGTCATACTTCAAAAACCTTAAGAATCTTACCAAGACTTTCGAGTGGTCTGACACTGCTTCTGATTTGATCGATCGTTCTTTCAATAAGAATCGTGCAGATGAGAGAAAAAGGTGGATCCTTGACTTTGAAACTGGAAATCAAATAGATAATACAAAAGAGATTATTCCTATCCACGATTTCATTGACAAGGAGCTCATTCTATTTTCGAGGTACGACGTGGAGCGAAGCATCCCGAGTATGGTTGATGGTTTGAAGCCCTCGCAACGCAAGGTCTTATTTGGAGCATTCAAGAGGAATATGACAACAGATACTAAGGTTGCTCAGTTCTCTGGGTATGTCGCGGAGAAGTCTGCATATCACCATGGGGAAGTATCTCTCCAGGGGACGATCGTAGGTATGGCTCAGAACTTTGTAGGATCTAATAACATAAACTTCCTCGTCCCGAGTGGTCAGTTTGGTTCGCGACTGAATGGTGGTAAGGACTCTGCCAGTTCTCGTTATATTTTTACCCGCCTTTCCCCAGAGGCAAGGAAGATTTTCCTTCCTACCGACGACAATCTTCTAAAGTATCTTGATGATGACGGAGACCAGATTGAGCCGGAGTATTATGTTCCAACTATCCCAACGTTGCTGGTAAATGGGTCGAATGGAATTGGAACTGGTTTCTCGACTAACATCCCTTCCTTCAACCCGAAAGATATTGTCAACAATGTCAGAAGGATGATAGCAGGAGAAACGCCTTTGAAGATGACCCCTTGGTATCGCGGGTTCCAAGGCACTGTTGAAGAAACGTCACCAGGTGTGTATATTTCAAAAGGTAAGTATGCCATTTCAGGTAAGACTGTTACTATTTCAGAGCTTCCTATTGGGACTTGGACGAACGATTACAAAGAGTTTCTGGAGGGGTTGCTCGAGAAAAAGATATTGTCAGATTTCCGCGAAAAGCACACCGAGGAAAGTGTTCTATTTGATCTCGACTTCACCGGTACGCCAGATGTTTCTATTCTCAAGCTGGAGACTACTATCCGGACGAGCAACATGCACGCGTTTGACTCGAAGGGGAAGATCAAGAAATATGATTCTCCTCTTGACATTCTCAAAGAATGGTTTGACGTGCGCAAGCGTTTTTACACCAAGCGCAAGAAGTTTTTGTTGTCTGATTTGACAACTCGGAGTATCATCGCGGAGAACAAGAGTCGATTCATCAAAATTATAAATAACGATGAACTTGTCGTGAGCAAGAAATCGGAGAAAGTTTTGAGTGACGAGTTGGGGGGTTTGAAGTTTTACAAGGTTGATAATAGTTTTTCATATCTACTAAATATGAAGATTTCGAGCATGACATCAGAGCGTGCGGCAGAACTTGAGAAAGAAGCGAAGGAATTGCACGAAGAAGTTGTGGTTCTTAAAGAAACATCTACAGAATCTATGTGGGAAATTGACCTATCCAATTTGTAAGTAATACATCAAGCAGTAGTTTTTCTCGCATCTATGACAACTCCAGGGGATATGTTATTATATGACCATTGAAATCCATATGCCATTTTTCTATATTTATTTCCATTTGCACACTTAATTATCCCGTTACCCTTCCCCGTCTTATTCAAACTTCGAACCGCTTCTCGCACACTTCCATATGAATTTATAAAAACGCCGTTTGGGTCAAACTGATACACACGTCTTGATGTAGGATGTTGTTCGCCGGATACTCCATAACGAGGGTTGTTTTCACCTGCTTGTGTTCCTTTTTTAGCCTCACTCATTTTAGTTTTTGATTGCCTAGAGTGATTTCTCCCATGCATACCGTTGTTTTCTCCAGACTGTGCAATGCTTTGTTTAATCTTCGTCTCGTCTGATGGTTTTCCATTTGCCCCGCCTGTTTTCAGATTATACCCGAATGGGGTAATCGTGTTTAAAACCTCTATGAGCATTTCTTCGTGTTTATCAAGATCTTCGTCTGGGCAATAATACCATTCTTTTTCTATGTTCTCCCACCCGTACTTTTTTATAGCTCGACTGACGTATGAACATTCTGATTTAGGTCTCTGATGATCGTAAAATCTTTTATGTATTGGACGAATAGTCTGACCAATGTATGATTTCCCACTTGGTGATGTGAGCATATAAATAAACCCCATTATGTATATACGGAAGAGACATAGTAATTATATTAAGCTGTTTGATCAAAATATTATTTGAGTATTGTATGTCTAAACCAGTGCCAACAGATCAGAAGTTATATGACAAAATAAAGTCACGTGTAAAATCCAGTGCAACATCCAGATGGCCATCGGCTTACTTATCAGGACAGGTTGTCCAGAAATATAAAACAGCCATGGAAAAACGCGGCAAGAAACCATACACATCTTCATCGCCAAAGAAATCAAGTCCGCTGAAGAGGTGGTATGACGAAAAATGGGTAGACATTAAAACGGGAAAGCCGTGCGGATCTGTAAAAACAAAAACGTATTACCCTACATGCAGGCCGAAGAAGAAAATAACAGAAGACACCCCTCGTACCGCGAGAACGTTGACCGTGGAACAAAAGAAGAAGATGGTCAAACTCAAACAAAAAGCCAAGGGCAAAACTGTCCACTACAGTTACAAAAAGTGATTGTATGAACTCCTGGTATAATCGCCGAAAATAACATTGTTAGGACATACGATTATAAAACTTTGTAAAAAAATATTTTGAACACATATATGGCATCAATAGTCGGACTCAGTTTCGGTATCATTCTGGACATCGTCGAAGAAGCGATTAAACACGGAAACACCAAAAAGGCAGTTATCGCGTTGTTACACGACTTCGCGGACGGTAAGGACGGTGTGCTCGGCAACGCGGATGACCGTCTCACTGCTGAACAAGTCGTGCTTTTGGAAAGTTTGATAATCAGTGGCGCGATTGATAGACTTGTAGAAAAGATGTTCAAATCTAGCTGGTTCCACCGCGTGTTGAAGTTCCTATTCCCTTGTCTTTACAAGTAAATGTTTAATTAGACGATCAATGAAAAAACAGTTTGTCGATACGAGGGTATTTCCCCATATCGAAAAACTTGTATACTTAACAAAACGCACTTCCTAGTGTAACAATAAAATACTTGCTAATATTATGACGTCAAATCTGACATTCGTGTCACAATCAGTGGCTCGTGCGGGTCTGTATTCATCAAGACTCCCACAGCAGTGCACCAAACTCCAACACCTTTCGAACAATCTTGTATCAAAGGCCAATACAAACCTGCTGTATATTGGCCAGGACATGGCATATTCTATTTACGAAAATACACATGCAAAGGTCACCTGGTCGGATGACTTTTCCAAAAGAGTTAAGATCCAGACTCAGGAGGACCCGTATAACATCATCATTGTTTCTGAGAATAACTATTCTGCCAAACTGCTTCTTGATTTGAAAGACCACCTTTCAAAGAATATCATTCTGTCTGTCGTGAATTCCCGCATGATGATTGCCGAAAAACTACTCGAGCGCAGCGTTGGTTTCGTCCCGTCTTTGAAGATCGTTTCCCGAGTTGAAATCTACGACCGCAACGACGAGCACGGATGGAA